TAGGACTGTACTATTGGGATGTTTTCCGTATAATTCTATTCGTAATACGTGGTCTCCCTCCATTAAATCAAGAGGTATATTTACCCTGGCATAGTCCGATTCAAAACTAAAGTCCTCATAAAGATCGTCATTAACGTAGAGTTTAATCTTGGGCCAACCCAGAGATTCAGTTGCTGTAAACTCCAGGGTTAAAATATCCATTTTATTCTTCTGTCGCTAGTTCTTCCAGTTTAGCTTTTTTATGTGGATTTGCTGTGAAGTCAGCCATTACTTGGTCTAGGCTACCATCCTCGTTACGTTCCCACGCCTTACGGAACTGTTTGATCACAGTACCATCTGCTAGGGTGTATTTAAGACTGTTGCCTTCCTTGGCCAGTAACCCCTTTTCTTCAAAAAGATCTACCAACCCGCTATAGGGATTCATACCTGTTTCATAGGGAATCTTTACTTGAACACTTTCAAAAGGTTTAGCATAACGAGTTTTCATAATCTTACAGGCAGCTCGAATACCTTTGACGTCACTGACTTTGTTGCCGTCCTCATCCTCTTTAAGTTTGAGTTTACGCATAGCGACAACGATTGAGCTTGCATAGATAAAGCCCTGACCACCTGAAATTTTATCGTCAGGATCAAACATATCCTGTGATGCGTAAGTGTGGTTAGTTGCAATTAGTCCTATATTCAAACTGCCGAACATATTTACACAGTTACGAACTAGTGCTGTTAAAGCCTTGGGCTTACGGCCCATATCACCCTTCAAATCACCTGCTTCAAACTGATTAACATCAGTGGGAGTTAATAACATACCTAAACTGTCAATAATAAACAACACTTTGGGTCGATCATTTTCCGGAAGCGTTTTGTATTCTTTGACAAAATCATTTATAACCTTGGCCACGTCGTCGATCATCGCCATATTCAGTTTTAATAGTTTATCTTCACTAGTGTCTACACCCAGTGCGTGTAACCAGGCTTCATCAAGTGCGTTCTCAGTATCAATGAGAATAACATAAATGCCCTGTTGTTGAGCGTTCTTGACAAGATTTCCCGAACAGATAAAACTTTTACCTGCTCCAGATTCTCCTGCGAATACAGTCACTTTGCCTAGCGGAACCCCACGGTTAAAATCTCCACTAATGAGATAGTTTAAAGCATAGTTGTTTGTGCTAATCCAATCTGTTGGATCTTGAAATCCCACAGATATGCCGTCTATGCTCTTAGTAATGTTTTTCCTAAATTTACTTACATCAAAAGGTTTGGTTGCCATAATTATTCCTTGATTAAAATTTTAAATATATTTTTTTGATTTTTTATTTTTTGTAAAGAGTGTTCCAGATCTTCTACTAACCCCAATGGTATTCTTCCGTGCCCTAGTTTTTTATCACAGGGATCTATGCTATTATCTTTCATCCATTGTACATAATTCTCGTCAGAAAGCAAACTATACGGAAAAAATATCAAACTGGCCTCGCCACTGTAATAATGGAGATTTTGAAGTCCAGGGTAATCGATGGGGAGGTTGTCTTGATATAGATCTAGGAACTCTTTGCCTAACTCTGCATAATGCAGGTATAATGTACCAGCAGGCAGATCAAATTCAAAAAAATCATAGTCTTGTGGATCTAAACTTATTCTTCTATATTGATCTTTATTGAAACTAAAATAGAGATAGGGTACTTCAGGTATTTTAGTTTCTACTCTGTGCAGATAAAAGTTTAAATTTCTAATAGCATCTTTAAGTTCCTTGTTGGCCAAGCTAAAGATTCTGGTTGGGCTACCAAATCCCCCGCTTAGTTTTTCAAACTTACTGTGTAGATAATTGAAATAATCCTGAGGCTGATCTAGAATATTATCTCTAACTTCTATAAAATTTTTAAGATACTTGTTTATTATTAGACAACTATCCATCAAAATTTTACAAGATTCTTCCAGAGATAATAATCCACTAAAAGCTTCATCTTGATTGATTTCACAGTTTTCCAGACACCATTGAAATTCCTTTGCCCATTTTCGAGCAAAGGAATTATCGTACAGATTGATGTCAAAAGACTCTTCTCCTGAAGAGCCCAGTAACACAGTAAGTTTCATTACTGAGTTTTTCTGTTGCGGATCATCGCTAGGATGTCTTCAGCCTTTTGTGCAGCAGGTTTCGTAGCAGGCTGTGCTGTAACTGTGGCCACTGGTTTAGTAGGTTCAAAAGGAGGATCAGTATCCTCATCAGCTACTTCTACTGGACGACTAGTCGTTGGCTTTGCCGCTGCACTAGTTGTCGCAGTGCCAGAATCGTCACCACCAGTGCTAAGGCCATAGGGTTTGTAATAATTGCCCCAACGTTCAGGATCATAGGCCTCACCATCTACACTTGCTTCAAACATTTCCTTGATAATGCGGAGTTCTTCCTCATTAGGACGTTTGGGTAGGAAATCAGACAGATTAAACAAACCAAATTGTTCAATGGCATTGGCCTCGTCCTGTGTTAGTGCAGACTCCTTACGTGCCCAACCGCTAGTACTGTAATCAGCGTATTCACCCTTTTTAGATTTTTTAATATTGAAATCAAGGCCGCTGGCATAGTCAGTGGGAATACTTTCTAATTCAGGATCCATAAGGCTGTCCTTGATGGTCTTGAAAATTTGCGGACTAATGACAAAACGTCGAATTGGATTTTCTGGAGCCTTTTCTTCGCCCAGTGGATTATCACGAACAAAACCCTGGAAAAGATAACTACGTTTTTTCCAGTACTTATTGGCTGTTTCTTTAAGACTGTCGTCTTTATACCAGTTGCGAACTTCTGCCAGAATAGGACAAGCGTCGCCATACATTTCCACACAGGGTACTTGAACAATAACAGGCTTACTATCAGCCTGGCCTTTGATTCCACTGAAAGGTAATTTAATAGTTAGACGCTCTAACCAGAAAAAGCTGTTCTTGGGGTCAGCGTCGGGAAGAAATCTCACACGAGCTGTGCTATTCTCGGGAATATTCCAGTGTGGGAAAATTGTGTTATCGGAAGTTTGTGATTCTTTGTTGCCGGATTTTTTTGATTCTTGTGCCTGTAGTTTGGCACGAATTTCTGCTAGTGATGTTGCCATTATATATTCTCCTTAAGATGGTCTTAGTTAGTTTCCTTGATACATCAAGCCCCTTGCAAGATGTAACATAACTATTTAGCATAGATAGACAGAATATAGATTTTATTTGGTAAAGTCAAGGCAATTTTTACCAATAAAAAACCGGGCATTGCCCGGTTTAACTTATTTGGCGCCGCTTACGGGACTTCGTTCCCAGGTACTTGCTCCAGTAAGCTCATTGTCCTTTTTGATATCAAATTTAGGATATTTGATTTTTTTATTATTGTTAAGAGCATAATGAGCAATTAGGTCTTTAGCTCTAGCAACTTCTGCTGCACTGTCCAATATGTACTTGCTATCTAGATAGGTAAAGTTAATTTCATTATCTTGGAATAATTTATCAAAGGTACCTTCATTGGCTAGATCCAGATCCTGTTCTGTTAATTTTTTAGGTGTTTTAAAGAGTTCATATAACAGAGGGCCTGGAGCTTGAATACTACTATCTAGCTCACCCACTAACTTCCCTGTTAAACCGTGTTGCTTTTGTGGTGGGTTACCTATCACTCTACCTGTTTTAATTTTAGCGTCTTGGGCTAGTTGTCCCACCCGTATTTGTTCAGGGTCTAAGGACTCTTTAAGATCAAATCCTTCTTTTACCTCTTCAATTACCATACTAACACTGGGTTCTGTGGTAGGTAACTGTTGCTTGAATCCTATATAGGGGTCACCTTCTTCCACAGTGCCAAGGGCATACTCGAACCAACCATTTCCCTCGTTGTTAAGTATTATCATATACCATTCATCGTCCAGTCGTCCTTCCATACTGAACAAATATGTGTCGTCATTTCTGCGACTAGGACCGTTCCATCCCATTGCTTTTAATTGTCTACTTATTTTGTCTAACAATTCTGGCCAGGGTAGCATATTAATTAGGTTAGATTCCTGTATGGATTCTTTTTTC